GTCTCAGATACCTAGCCCTAAGAGGGGTTTATAAGGATTTATACGTCTACGAGTAGCTCGACTTGAGAAAATAAAATGGCAGGTTGATGGAACCTGACTAGCCCACTGCTAGATTAAATACCATGGGGGATAGGGGAGAGAGGGTAGAAAGAGAGAAGACCTTCGCGACAACCTAAACACAGGACTACTGTTCGGATAGGATAGTTGTTCGGGATGCAGAACTACTAATTATGTAGATCAGATCTTGCATTCTCATAAAGTTAAACATAACAATTAACTACTAGCTCAACACCACCATGGAGTGGGGTGTGGACAAGAGGGGGCTTACTGAGGAGTATAGAACTCTACGTCATACTCAATGCAGACATATCCAAGTCCTGCACCAGAAGCAGCGGTGACACCTTCAGCAGCAACATATAATGTTGCCTGACTGGTTTGGTCAATCGGTGCGGTAGAACCTCCACTTACAATGAATTTGGGTAATCGAGATAAACTCGCCAAACATTGATAACTGGCATCAGAGTAGATGTTCGCCATAGTGGCAGAAACATTTCTCATCATACCAATGGAGGTCGATGGTGCGGGATCGGAGGAGTCATACTCAGCACAAAGGAGGATCTCTCCTACTGCAGTCGTCGGTTGATTGCTTTGGAAGCAAACATCAGCCTTATGAAACTTAAAGTACTCATAAGCCTGGGCCAATTGGCCAAGACGAGCAAAAGAGCTCGGGTTTAAAGGAAAACCCTGGAAAGCTCCTGTGTTGAGAAGTGCAAAAGAGCCTGTAAGGGCTGCTGTTGCAGTGACGGCTCCGACCATCTCACGTGCACGTATTCTGAGTCCAGCTGGACTAGAGGCAGGAACAAACTCCCAGTAATTCTGGGGGGAAGTTGCTGTAAACTGAGCACGTGTGAGGGCAAGGGAATTGTCGGGAAAGGACCGAACAGCGGGGTTCTGTGAAAGACCGCGCGGACGTCTGCTCGGGCCCTTTTGAGGCTTATTTGGTCGGGAACTATTTCCTCTTCGAGCGGAACCACTCTTTGGTTGCGCATTACGGATCTGGGCTGAAACATTCATTGTATTGGATACCTGATGAACTCAGGGACTATACATCACACCCTCCTAATACTTAGGACTCCCGTGTAGTCTCTCGACATTCCGGAGCCATGCAACATGGACTCCTTAGTACGGAATTATTGAGTTGGATACCAACACCGTTTTGGGATAGTTATGGGATGTGACCCAATATATTCGGTTTAAAGTCATGAACTGGACTGAATGTTTCATAAATGCGACAATGCCGCTATAGAACATAGCAACGCCTTGTATAGCTGTACGGGATGAGAGGGCTGGTGTCTCGAGGAACGAAACCCCTGTCGGTAGAACTCCCTAAACTATAAAGAAAATCCTCCACCTTAAAGGCAGGGGATTTATAGTATGGCATCTCTTTAAAGGGACAGAGAGCCTTAGGGGAAAACCGAGGAAGAGGTAGTTGTGATACTGTTGGACCCATCTTCCTTTTGCATAATGTTGCAAATGTCTTCTGTTGACGGGTTGTAAAGAACTTAAAACCCAATGGACAATCCACCCCCATTCCACCTAAGGATATGGGAAGGAATATATTCCGACAGAAGTAACGCCGGTGAGGAAGCTGGACAGTTGTCCACTTCCGGATCAAAGCAGGATCAGTCTGGGAAAACCAGTACTTTAATAGATCCTTCTGCTTACCCGGCAAGGCACCGTTGAGGACTTTGGGAAGAAGTGAAATACCATTCTTCTCAATTTGGTCAGTGTCTGTCTGGCTACGAACTTTACTAACACCATAAAAGAGACCACTATTTAAATAGTTAATCTCATAGGGGTGTTTGGAGCTCATGGGAAGATCGATGCTAGTACTATTAACGTTCAAATAACGAGGATGATGGTAGGCTTTACCAATACTCATCTCCAACCCGAGTCTTCGACCTTTGTCAATATGAGACTCCCAAAGGGAGGAGGGAGCAGCATAGAGCTGATCATCACCATTAATAAGAACATGATCTAATCGTTCTTGTGTAGACCATCCTTTATGGAGGTCATCAGTTACGGAAAGGTATAAACCCATATTTGCGATACAAAGTATCGGAAAACTGAGTATGCTTCCCATTAGCTGGCCACGCTCCATCTTCTTAGATGGGATCTTAGTACGACTAGGATATACTAGCTCATGAGGTCCAAGGACATCCATAGCTAGGTCTCTCATATGAGGAGACCAATTGGCTATAAGTGTAGATAAGATCCTACTACTATACTTCCACGATAAATTATCCGTGGCAGCCTTATAGTCAACAGAGAACCACTCCCAGTTTGGATCAGACTTAACTTTACAATCCAAGGAGTCGGTTGGGCACATTGGGCGACCAATAAGTCGGTATGCGTTCATATTACGCATAACACTATGAAGAGCATTTTGGAAAGGCTTAGCGCCGTAATATTCCAATGCAGGACCTTTCGAGATAACTCGAACTTTCATAGGTTCAACGATACCTAATATTGCAGCTTGCAGGGTACGTTGTTCTCGCTTAGCTAACATGGGGATCAAATCCTTCCAGTCTTCACCTAAGTCGAGGGAGACACATCTAATCTCATGGATAGAATGTGTGGCACGTCCATTTAAATTTGGAACGTAGGTCATAGCCACAAGATCTGTGGTATAGGGTGAATGGGTCGGAGATCGGCCAAGGAGCTTTAAGAGTTCTGAGTAAGCTCCTCCATTTCCCCTTGGTGAGGAGAAACTCGCAGAGGAGCTCGGAAAGAAATCAGTAAAACCTCTTTTCGATTTAAGGATAGACTCAAATGATTTGGATGCAATATCATCTAAATGTTCCTTAAAAGCAGGAATGGAGAAGATCTGATCAATCAGTTCATCATCCCCATCATCCTTATTCACTAGGACCTTACAGTGTTCAAGATAGGCAGCATCAACAATTGACTCAGAGGAGTCAAGGGTGTTCTTCTTAACCTGTAACCAAGAATTCCACAAACGGACATTCTTTCTATCATAAGATAGCAGTCGGGACTTCATCCACCGACGAAGGGCACCCTTTGGCTTAAAGTAACCAAATGGAGGGGCATCGGGGGGTACATTACGTAGAAATTTGGCGAAAGGGTAGGTAAGCAGGCTTTTAGCATGCTTTCCCCACACCGTTTCGTCATTAGTAACGTCTAAGTAATCGTGCACCTGTTTGTCTAGTGCGACGCGGATACTCTCATGTACACACCAGTGTACTAAGATGAGATCAAGGCCGCGAATTAGGGCATTTGTCCTGTCCACAATGGAAACATCGTCTGGACAAAACGATGTTCTCTCAGAACCGCTGAGAGCCGGCGTTGATTTCATATCAACATCGACTTGAACCTTTTTGGAGAACATAAACTTATTCATGGTCTAAGGATCAAAATTTGGTAGCAACTTTTCAAACAAAA